TCTTTATTAGCTTTTATAACCTCATTACTATACTCTAAAATAAGACCAAATATTTTTAGTTCTGCTAATTGCTCGTCATCCATTAGTTGTTTTGTGGATGTTACTCTATATACCGGTCCAAACAACCCCTCTAAAACCAACTTATGAGTCTTTGTGCCATCTAGTGTACCCGTTGTACCAACTCTATAAGGTGTATTAACCATTTTATGCATAATGCTGGTTAATGACTTTGCTTTAAAGTTATGGGCTTCGTCACCATAAATTACCTGAAAATCTTCGAAGAATTTTTTAGGTAACTCATACACTGACTGCCAAGTAGAAATAACTATCGGGAGAAGATTTTCTTTAGAATGTCCCGAGTAGATTCTTGAACAGTTGTATGAAGCTCGCCAGCCATTTCGTTCAGAATATGACTGGAAGTCAGAGTACATTTGTTCGACGAGTGAGGTAGTTGGGACCAGTATAAGCTGTTTCCGTCCAAAGCGCTCATTCCAACGTAGTAAGCAGTATAGGATGAGCGATTTTCCGGAACCCGTTGGTGAGAGTAAAAGACGTCTTCCATCAGAAATGGCGCGATAGATTGCATCAAGTTGATATTCTCTAACGGACCCGTTGCCGGGCAGCGATATGTCAAGTTCTTCCACAAACTGTTTGACCAGTTCAGGGGTGGCCGCATCTGATTGTTGATGGTATTGTTCATAATCTATCTCATAATTGTTAACTTCAGCAAAATGTTCTAAGTAGGGTAATAATCCTACATATAGCTCTTTTGTAATTAAAGAGTAAAGTCTAATCTTACCATCCCACATTTTATTACGAAAAAGCGGATTGAACTTTGCTCCTGGAACGTCAAAACAAAAATGGTCTGAAAGCTCTTGCCCTACGGACGGGTCACATAACACTTTCAAATGCACATCATTTTTTTTGACTAATTGTAAGATATTCATTTTTCTATTTCTATATTACCAGCAACAGATATTCTATAATCGTCTGATGTAAAAAATGGGTACACTATATGGCTAAGTGCAGAATCAAATACTATCATTTTACCTTCAAAACTTTTATCCGTTTTTACCATAAATGACGCTATTCCTCCTCTTACAGCTGAGCAAGGATAGATAAAATTAAACGTACCGGCTACTTGAATATTACTATTTTTATAGCTTGGTAAATTATTTTCTTCTTCGTAAAGATAAGGTAATTGGATGTAAATTACAAAACTCAGATCTCCCCCGTGGTTATGTACCGGGTTTATCTCACCTTTCTTTTGAAAATTTACCCAGACATCATAATCTGTATTATTTTTTTTAATAAAGTGTTTTTGTTTAGTATTACTAGGTAAGTGTGTGTTCTTCCAGTATAACGGGGCCACAGAAGAGATGTAATAGTTTAGATGTTCGGCAGATTTTTTTAAAATAAACTCTTTTTCAATATTTCCAGCAAGCTTTTCATTATAATGTGTCGAAGTTAAGAAATTATTTTGTAACATTTCTGAGGTCTCATTTTGTAAAGCTTTTAAAACACCCCCTGGTACCTGATATATTTGAAATCCTTCTACATAAAGAGGAACAAATTCAGTAAAACGATTACTCATTACATCGTTCCATTAGTAAATTTCATATACTCAACAGCAGTTTTTATATCCCAAGTTCTAGAATTAATAGAACGTAATATTTGTTCTAATGTGTAAATTACAGTTTTAAAATATTCAACTTTATCTTGTAATTCAATTAAATCTTTATCGCATTGCAAAAACTCATCCATCTCATTTTTGAGTGGTTTATTGCCTTGAAACTGTTCCCACTCAAGAACAGCCAACTCCTCCCGTGACATCTCACCCCGATAGTAGCGGTACTTAAGACGCCTGGTATTATAGTAGTCTGACTCTGCTTTTCGTACCTGCAGTTTAACCTTGGATAAATGGGTAAGATATTTGGCGTGGAGTGTAGGTACGCGAGTAGACTCGCGGCCGAGATTTGTTTCATCGATCGACGAGTCTTTACTCCACTCTTCCTGCAATTCAGATAATTTCATAATATAGTAATTATATTATATTTAAGTAGTTTGTTCCACTACGTCAGGAAGATCTATTGTTTTAATTTCTTCTTTGGGTTGTGGTGGGGCTAGTGGGACTGGCTCACCCCAGTCAATAATTGCATTAGGGTTACCCTGGAAGCAGAAGTGGCCGTAGTGGTTTAGAGAGATGGAGGGGTCAAGCCAAATATCTCCACCAATCTCTTGCCAGCGACGACAGAAGGTGTAGTCTTCTGATAAATAACGGCGGTCCACAGGGTCGATCATTGTATCAAACAAAGCATAAAAATGATCGTTAATTTGATTGTTATTGATATTAACGTCGTTGTTATATTTTAGTTCAGGGTATGCTTTTAAAAGCTTGAGAATAGCTTCTCGCTTAATCATCATAAACCCCGTGCCTGCATCATGAAGTTTAATTAGACCGTTCTCTACAGCAATAGCCTTTTGTTCTTTATTAACAAACTTAAAGTTAACTGCATAATCAGAACCGTGAGCTGCAATCTCTTTATCCGTTAACTGTACGTCTGGTTTAGCAGCGATCTTATCTTTAATGCGTTGCCACGCCACACCCTTTTTAGGATATGCACCTACAACCACATCTTTATTTGCAGCATAGAGCTTTAATACATCTTCCACTTGAAACTCAATATCAGCATCGATAAAGAGTAAATAGGTATAATCAGAATTTAGAAAGTATGCAAGGAGTACATTACGTGCACGAGTAACGAGTGACTCGTTAGCGATAGTACCAAATGCTAGAGGAATTTGATGCTGATTAAAAAAGGTCATGAGTTTGACAGTTGACCTAAAATAAGGTTCCATTAACTGTCCACCATAACAAGGTGTTGCTACAAAAAATTTATTCTTACGAACTTCTTCTAGGCTCAATTTCACTTGTCGTGTTGACATGTTAACTCCAAAAATATTAAATTATAAAGCTTCAATAGTAAATGATCTATACTTGAATGAAGCGATTCCTACGAAATAGTCTACAGCGGAAGTTGTTACGTCAAAGTCAAGAGCTTCGACGGATACGGGAAACAAATCAAATAGTATTATATTAGTTTTAGGTATGTTATTGCTATCTAAAATGGTCAAAGTTCCATCTGAATATGCCAAAGAGTCTGTATCTCCTCGGCTATTCTTATAAAAAGGAAAACGACTTAGTCTTTCACCAGTGAACGCTTTATACTGAGTATAATCGTTTGGAAAGCCGAGTGCAATAAGCCATTCAAATAATTCTAGATAATTTGACATATCTTCGGCAATAAGAAACCGAATGGTAAAGTCACCAAAAGCGTTTTTATCACCAATTCTTGGTAAATCTAAGAACGGGGTAGGTTGAGTTGCAAAACCCAACTGTAACGCCGGAAGATTAGCCGATTGACAGGTGTATGCAGTATTAGGTAGATCTTTAATCGTAAACCTAAATGCGTTTGGACGTAAGTAATTATAGACGGCCGGTGCACCGTTCTCTATATCATTAATTACGGTAGAAATGTTTGCTGTATATGCCATAATAATATTTATCCAAAAAAAGAGGGAGCTTTCACTCCCTCTGTTAGTACCGATCTTACGTCGGCTTCGTCAATTACATCAGGTTAACAACCTTAGAACGACGATAGTACTGGTTGCGGTTGGCTGTAAATGTATCAGCATCGGCAGCAGCGCTGTTTGCGTTAGTTGTTACATATGGGTTAGCAATCATACCATAACGAGTCTTGAAGCCGATTTTTGGCTGGAAGCTGTTAGGATCAACTGCACGAACCATTTGTAGAGGCACGTACGGGCAGTAGAAAATACCAGCATCGTATGGTGATGTACCCTTATAACCAACAACGTAGAACTGAGAAGCAGCACCTAGGTTAGCTGAATAAGGGTCGATATAAACACGATAACGACCATTCAAAATACCAGCAAATGTGTTGCCTGTATCATCAACGTTCAGGTTGGTTGATAGAGCAGGAGCGTAATCTAGAACGCCAGCCATTGACAGGGCGCTTGCAACGTCTGCAGAACAGACGATGAAGTTACCTTTGCCACGTCGGGTGTCTTGACCGATGTGGTTAGCATCACGCTCGATGTTGAACAATAGACCCTTGAAGCGTTCTACAGACCAACGGCCGTTTGAGTCAACGTCTAGGTTAAATGTACCAGCTGTTGCGGTAGCAGGTGAACCAGCCTTAGCAACTGTGTAAATTGTACGTACAACTTCACGGTTAATTTCAAACATGATTTCCTGAGACAGGATATTTGAAAGTTCTGATTCAGCATCAAGACCGTGAACAGCTTTAAGGTCTTGTGCAAGTTCTAGAGTGTATTCTGCTTTTAGAGCACGTGTACGAGCTGTAACTGTGGTCTTGTCAATAGCAAAAGCCATTTGACCAAACGCGTTAGAAGCCGAATCACCAAGTGCTTCACCTTCAGCAGTAGTCATACCCTTACCAGTGGTGTAAGCACCATCAACTGGGTTGGAACCAGTATGAGTGCCGTTCTTAGGTGTACCATCACCAGCAAGAGGTGACGAGAAGCCAGAAGACGAGAAGTCTGTATCTGCTTCGTTGAAAAGAGCTTCGGTTAGACCAGCATCTGTACGTGTATTACCGTAAACGGAACGCATTGCGAAGATCAGACCTGTAGGACCAGTCATAGGCTGAACGCCGCAAATGTCGTATGCCATTAGGTTAGGCATAGCACGGCGTACAAGACCGATCAGGATCGGATCATAGCGATCGATACCAGCTGTTTCGAAAGAGTTGTTAGCAGGTGCAAGCTCGGACAGCATCTGACGATCGTCACGAAGAGCCTTTTCTTGGTTCTCTAAGAGAACTGCAGTTACCGAACGCTTGTAGCTGTCTTTAATTTCGGGAAGTTCGGCGTGATTTAAAACTGCGCCCCACTTCTCCTGTAGTTGTTCTGATAGGTACATTACCTTCTCCTTTTTGGAAATGTTCTGTTATATTTATAAATTAACGAGTTTTGACTGTTCTAGATAAAGCCTGAACGTACTTTGTCATGACAGAATTGTCAAAAGCAGCTGGATTTGTACCGCTTTCTTCCACGAGAACTTTCTCAGGTGACTTAGGTGCGGACTTAGGGAAGTAGTTTTCCTTAATTACTGCAACTTTTTCACGATAAAGATCCTCATTTTCAAACTCAACGCCCTCTACTAACTTACGAAGCTTTTCAACTTCAGTAGCGGCAAGAGCTTTAGTCTGCTCTTCAAATACTTTAGACTGTTTTAGAGTACTAAGTTCTTTGGAAGTTTGGACATTATGATCAATAGCTTCATTCAGCTTTGCTTCTAGCTCTTGAGCCTTTGTTTGAAGCTCATCTAGCACGTCATACTTCTCTTCAGGTACTTCAATGTAGTGTTCTTTAAAGAGAGTCTTAAGGCCAGAAATAAAGTCCTCGGCAATCTCGGTACGTAGACCGGATTCAACTGCCAGGGAATTTTCTTCCATCCATTGCTCAACAACGTAGTTAAGATATGAATCGACTTTTTCAACTAAACCAGCTTTATGCTCTTCTAGTTGTATTTGGGCTTGCTCTTCTAGACGAGCTGTAACTCTTTCCATTTCGCTGTTGACACGAGCGATAACGGCAGCTTCAAAAATAGAAGTAGCTTTAGTTTTGAATTCTTCGGAAAGTTCTTCACCGAAAATAGAATTAAGTTGTGACTGAATATCAGAACCTTCTTCTGCGATGACTTCTCCATCTTTGTTATCTTCTTCCATTGCTGGAACTTTTACTGACTTTGCATCACCTTTAGATGTTGGAAGAGTTGAGTCTTTAGAAACTGGGGCCGAAGCTTTAGATCCAAGATTTGGCTCATCTTCATCCATTTCTGTGAAAGAAGCATCTTGGGAAGAACCTTGCTTAGGGGCAGTTGTATCACCAGCGTTGGCTGGTTTGCCTGCTTTAGATGTGTCGCGAGTCATATTCATCGCAGCTTTAGCACCCGTATCAGCTATTCCATCTGCAGTAAGGTCTTCTTTAGATTCTTCTGTCAGTTGTTGCTTCGCACCAGTGCGAGATAGCAACTCTTTAATTTTGTTTTCGACTGACATCCGTTTTCTCCTAAGAGGTTTTGTTTAACGTTATTATTTATAAGGTTGAATTATTTGATACTACCTAAAAATTGCTCAAATACCTGTAATTTAACTTCTTGTAAATTAGCTTTTGAGGTCTTTTTAATAGTATTTTTAGCTTTTTCAACATCAACTGATTTCCACACACCGTTCTCAAGAATCCATTCGGCTGATTCTATAATACCTTGTACAAAGGCATCTGGGGCAGAAGGGTCAGCAACAATGTCAATGGTAGCCAGGTGAAAGTCATCCTGAACTTCATTAACACCGTTTTTTTCTTTAAGTGATCCTAGGCCGCGTGAAGATACACCTAGTCCAACACCCTCTTCGATAAAATTTTGTGCAATCTTACCCATAGGGGTATCTAAAATTTTAGCTTTACCGACAATATCATTACCTTCAAATCTTAGATTGGTAATAAGGTGTGAAACTTTATCTAAATTAATTGTAGGGGTAGGGGGATGTCCTAATTCTCCTAAAGATCTTTTTTCTTTAATAAGGGTCTGATATCTAGAAAGTTCAGACTCCATAATGCGTCTAGGGTAAATTCTACCGTTTTTGTTTTCTTTATCGGCTTGCATAAAAATGCCTTCGATAAAGAACCCTTTCTTACCGGACTCAGAAGCCTCTGTAAGAAATCTTAAATCTTGAGAAATTTCTTTAATTAGTTTCATAGTGAGCCTGGTCCTTGATTTTGTCTATCTGGATCGATGTAACCAGCACCCTTGGTAAATTGAATGATCATGGTACCTTGATTTGCACCTAGGTTTACTAGTACGTTAGCTGATTGTTTATCGTTTAAAACAACCCCAAAGCTATCGGTTAGGTTAAGTTCACCAGCACCAGAATTACATGCAAATACCACATTACCATCTCTTGTAATATTGGCTGCATTTCCAACATCGTATCCGATATCAGAAATTGTTAGCTCAACATTGGCTGCATCGATGGTTTGTCGAGTATGAATTGCATCGTAGATACTAATGGTTGCTGTACCTGTCCCTACAACAGCAAATGCTGCTTGTCTAGCAGTTACTTTTAGTTTGCGTATATCAGCCATTTGTCATTCTCTTTTTTCTTTTGTGATTGCCATGGTACTCAGCAACCATAATTTCTAAATCTTCTGTAAACACCTTGCGAATACCGTCTCTAAATTCTACCATGTACCATTCTATATCTCCGTTTTCATTCGGTTCGGCATGTTGTGCTTCTAATACTATACCGTCACCAAGAATTTGAGAACGTACGTGCTTGGCACAATAATGAGTATCTTCTTCTTCTGCAACACGCTTGGCTGTTTTTGTTGCAATGGCCATTTTCATACCCATGGGCATGTTTGGGTTTTCGCGTTCAATAGCTTTAGCTACTTCTTCACGTTTTTTCTTTTCAGCTGGGGTAAGGGTTTTTTCCTCTAACTTTGTTCTAAATTGTTTGAATAAACTTGTATTACCCTCTGCAAAGTAGCTGTGTGCAACAGTTGTTTTTTTATTAGAGCCGTGACCAGAAAGATGAACCTGATCGCCTTCTCTAGAAGCAGTTACTTTTCTATTGGTTTCATCGGTAAAAGAAGTACTCTCACCAGGTTTTAATTTTTTAATAGCTGCTTGATGCTCAGGGTCTAGAGGGTAGGAGGTTTCTGCACCATCATGCACCGTTACCATCTTACCCCAAGAGTAATTTGTTTTTTTAACTGTAATAGCTTCAGAGACCGGAGGAATTTTTGATCTTTGTTTATCCAGGGGGTCAGATCTTAACATAGACCCACCAGGGCCGTCTTGATCGGCATCTCCACGCTTTAATTTACCGTCTTTGGTAAAGTGAAAGCCCTTAGGTGCTGACTTAGTCTCAAGCAACTTCTGGATCTGTTTCTTCAGCTTCGTCATCTGTAACCTCTTGGCCCTGGTAAATTGATTGAGCTACTTCTTGTTTTTTAACTTCTATTGCACTTGCCACTTTAGCAAAAATTAATGCTTCAAAATCTTCTTTAGCAGACGTATTATCACCGCATAAAATTTTATCAATCATACCGTTTATTTGTTCTGCGTTATCCATATAACTCTCCTAATAATGTAATATTTATTAGCGCTGTAACTGTTGTTCTGCGTCTGGGTTGCCTATGGGCGTTTGCGGGGTTTGTCTTATTTCTCTATTTAGTTCTGCTGCCCGAAGAACCCCGCCAGTTTTTTGAGGCTCCGATGAGTCAGGCTCGAGGCCCTCCTCTTCATTTTCCTGTTCAATAGTTTCAATTTCTTGATCTGTTAGCTTAAGAATATTCTTACGTACATAATTTTTGCTAAAATACAAACCAACATGTGGTGTCATTTGGTTTAAAAGATCAATTCGATTACGAAGGATCTCTGCATTTTTAACTTCTTCATAGTATTGATCTTGTGCGTATTTATAATTAATCTTCTCTTTCATTTTAGTCCAATCCTCAGGGGTAATAATACCCTTAAGAACTAACTGTGTTTCAAGAAGATCATCAAATAAAACGTTAAATTTTCTACGAACACGAGATATAAATTTTGCAAACTTTAATTCATCTCGCGATATTTCTGCTGCACGGCCAAAGTTAAATCCTGAGCCTTGCTGGAATCTAGAAACAGGAACATTGAGTGATTGGTATACTTTGTTTTGAAAGTATTCTATATCGGCTATCTGGCCGAGATTTTCACCACCCGGTAAAGTAGTTATCTCGGTTCCCCTTCCACCTTCTCGTCGAGGTAGCCAGAAATCTTCCAGCATGGTCATAAATTTGCGATCGTCTTTAATTTCCCCTGTTACAGAATCATAAACGATCTTATTACGATACCGAGCCATGATGTCTTTCATGTACTGCTCGGCTTTTATCTTGGGTAAATTACCAACGTCAACATAGAATATACGGCGTTCGGGGGCGCGGGCAAGTCTATAAATGACTAAGGAATCAGCCATCATCTTAAGCTGATTTACCGGTTTAATAGCTTTGTGTAAGTAACCAATTATTACATTGCGGTCTAGATCTAAAAGACCAGAAGGACAGAATGCAATAGCATCTGTCTCAATTTTTATACCCGATTGATTACCATTAGTAGGACCAACACCGGGTGTATAATTTAAACCTTTTTCGTTGTAAATAAAGAATTCTACAATCTCTTTTACAACATCCACACCAGAATCATTAAGGCGTTCTTTTTTAACTTCTCTGACCTTGCGAATTTTTCTAGGGTCTATATAGCGAAGTTCTTGTATACCCAATTTTGGTTTAGACTGGTTTATAACTTTTTGATAGTATACTCTACCATCTACATACCAACGTCTAAAAATATCGTGTGCTTTGTCTTTAAAGTCCAGAAGAGATAAGACCTCGTCGAACTCATCTCTTATGGCCTTTTTAATCCTATCTGGTTGATCAAGATCATCTAAGTTAATAGAAACAGGTGCCTCGCTGTCTACTGCAGCGATAGCATCTGAAACTATTTCTTCGATGGCGTTGTCACAATCTGGGTACTTAGAAATCTCACGATAACGGGAGATCAGCTCAGATTCATTCCGAGCTGAAGCATCTATATCAACAAACGTACCGTAATAGCCCCCGGCTTGTACGGTACTTGCTCCGTCTTCGGAAACCGGAGTTATAAAAGATTGTCTTTTTAACTCCGGTTGCTTATCTTCACGCCCAATTGTAAAACCAAATAAATTAATCGCCATAATATACTTTTTAAGCCTTATACCCTACCGTTAAAAATACTACCGAAGTTGACGATGCTACCGAGCGGGTTGCTAGAAGTTGTAAAATGCTGGTACGTGAATGTCACTGTGAACTGTGAAATCTGGTCGTTAGCACCAAAGTCTAGAGCAACGGGTGAAAGATCGACTGGGAAAGCATTTACCAGTTTATAAGTCTTAAGTATATTACCATTACGGTCTAATTGCAATACGTCTAGGTCGCGCTGGTACTCGGAAGGCTGAAGTCTACCGAACTTGGCAGCGTTGTCTTCCATACCGCCCATCCACTGTTCAATAGCATTGCGAATGGACATTTCTGCATCGTTAAGAACAGTAATAGTGTAAGGTGCAAAAATACGATCACCGGCAAACTTTACCTCACGGCCTCGGTACTGAACAATTGCCGGGTTAACAGTCTGACCCGGCAATTCAGCAATGTTAACTAAGAACGGTGCACGTGCTACCGCAATAGATTGTGCGCTAACGTAAGTTGGGAACGATAATTGAACCGCAAACTGGTTAGGGCGAGCACCACCGTTAGTTAGAGCTGATTTAAAGCGCTCTACGTTAAATGTTGTCATTTATTCTCTCCCTTATCCTATTAAGCGCCAACTTCTTCAAACGAGATACCGGTGCGGGTCGCGATGAAGTTAAGTTGAATGAAGTTGATTGAGCGAGCAGGTTTGACAAAGATGTCTGCAACAAACTCGTTACGATCAATAACCTCACCGGTGTTGTTAGACTCATCGCACACTACCTTAAAGTCGGTAATACCACGACGACCCTGAACATCTCTTAAGAACGGTTCAACTAGGTTGCGGAACTGAGCACGTGTAAATGCATCGTTAAATTCAAACAGTTGATATTTAGCAGCTGTTGCAATTGCTTTTTCAAGCACGATGAATAGACGGCGAACGTTAATTCTATCAAATGCCGATGGCTTGGATAGAAGAGTCTTATCGCCATATAATACAGTGCCTAGACCAGGGAACGATACAACAGGGTTAACACCTTTTTTATATAACGTGTCACGATCGGTCTTAGAAGGTGAGAATGCTAGTTTAACCACGTTCTTAATTTGACCACGGTTGAAACCGGCTGGTGAGAACCAAGGATCAGCTGTAAAGTCTGTTCTAACTGCTGTACCAGCTGTATCCCCGTTCAGCGGAATCCAACGATATACATCATTATATCGATCGTATTGATACTTCCATCCAGAATCTAGAACGGCGTATGAGCTTGATGGAAGTGATTCGCGGAAAGCCACAACGTCTGTTGCTTCATCACCTACGTTATCCAAAACATCTGAGAGTTCAGGAGAAGCAAATACCACGCAGTCCTTGCGAATTTCTGCTACAGAGTTAATAGCATAAGTAACTACGGTTGAAGATGCAGCGCCTAATGGTAGTAAGGAGATGTCAAACTTCTCATCGTTAGCAAGAATAGAAAGAGCTGAGGTAATATTACTATCGGTAGGAGCATCAGCTGATACACCACCAGCTAATGTAACGGTTACGTTAGCTGTTAGGTTTGCAAAGGTTATACCCTTGGCTGCTGAGCCCCAGTTAGAACCTGCCGCTGTATGATCACCCCACCACAGATACTTGGAAGCGTTATTAATAACGTCTTTATAGTATGCTGAAGAACCATCCGCTCTCTTTGCATCCACGGCTTTAGAAACAAATGCAAATTTTTCTAATACTGTACCTGCTGTCCCTGTCCATAGACCGTCATTATCAATAACGATAATGTGCATCTCGTCGTGTGCGCCGCTTAGACCGGTAGTATAATCTGATGTGTTAGGTGCTGCGTCAAACTGACCAGCGTAAGCCCAACCAGAATAAACATTACCGTCTGCCATAGAAACTTTAATAGAGTTTCCAAGTGTACCAGGATACTTAGCAGCAAATTCACCGAATGTACCTGAACCATCAGCGTATGTTAATAGATAATTATCTTCGTTTGTAATTAATTCGGCGTTAGCAGATATTACTGCTGCATTTTTTGCTGTAGCCTTATTCACAACGCGGATTACTTGTAAATTGTTTCCGTATGATAGGAAGTTTGCAGCAGTAAAAAATGATTTGAAAACGGTATCGTTAGGTTTACCAAATCTCTCTACCAGCTGATTTTCCGAATCAACTGTAACAACCTGGTCTACAGGTCCCCATTGGAAGACGCCAGCAAAGCCGCCGGCTGTAGTAGCAACGGCAGGAACGACCGATGTTAGGTCTCTCTCTGTTACCACCACGCCTGGTGAAAGCTGAAATGCCATCTTATTCTCCTTATAATGTTATTCGTGCATAACAAAAATCTCTACTTCTATATTTATAAATACGAGATTTTGTAGTTACCACGACCTATCTTTTATAAAATCTTGTATATTACCCTGATATTTGTCCGTTAACCAGAGATCACCTCCAACCACTTCTGGTAAAAGCTCTTCTGGGGTACCATCATTAACAAATCCAAATGGTGTTAGCTCTTCTTCAATATTAATCATTTGTTGTTTGAACAGAGCTTCTCGATTATTTGCATTCATCAGATCTTTAAATAAAGGATCGTTGGTTGCCCATGCAAATAATACCAATGTCATAGTTAAGTCATCATTATAACCCTCATCTGCTTCAAACGACCCGTTGTGTTCGATGAAGGTTGAAAATTCTGAAATTATATCTTTATCAAAAACTAGTAACTTGTTATTTTCTACAAGTGTCTTTAAAGATGCGCATCCAATTCTTTTTATTTGTTTGGTAGTTCTAACTCCCAAATGTGCGTTTTTTCCAGAACCAGAAAGATATTGACCATATCGAGAATCACTTCCAACCCAGATCATATTTTCATACTCTAAATCGTTGTGAATTATGTCTGCAATTTGTTGACCAATATCATTAATTTCTACTAAAATAAAAGCATTATTATAATCTTTTGCTACTTTATGTATAATGTTTGGGTAAAGTAGTGGCGAGATTTTATTGTCTCTATATTTAGCAACTACAGAAAATGGATATTCTGTTGTGTCTACGACTGTAAATGCAGAGTAGTCACCGCCTACCCCTCTAGAAGTATCTACTGTAATGAAGTATGCTTTCTTGCGATCGGGTTCTTCTAATATATCCAAACTATCTTTGGTATGAACCGGGGGCTTGGGTGATAGCCTTGCAATAGTATCGGCGTTAATTAAAGTATTAGATGAGCCAAGAAACGTGCATAACACTTCTTGGTTAAACTTTATCTCACCTAGAAGAGCTTTTTGTTCAGCCGCCCAGTTTGCGTCACGTTTAGGATGCTCATGGTATTCAACACGTAAGGGTTTAAAGCCATTAGAACCGGTTTCTGCATCATTCCAAAACTTCCAGAAATGATTGTAACCTAGAGGGGTAGAGGTTAGGATAATTTTTGTAGTTTCACCAGCTGAAACAACTGGATAAACAGATGTAAAAAACGCTTCGGCTATATTGTTAGGAATAATAGCTGCTTCATCAACATACAATAAGTTAACGGACTTACCACGAATACCGGCTGAGGAGGTTGCAGCTGTAAACACTGAAGAGCCGTTTTCTAAATCAACATCGCCTTTATTCCAAGTCTTAATACCTTGCTGCATCCATAAAGGTACATTTTCATACATTAACTGATAACGAGAAAGAATTTCCATTGCCGCATCAGATTTATGTGCTAGAATAGCTACCTGTTTATTATTATTAAACAACGTGTACCAAAGGATATAAGCCGCTACCGTTTGAGATTTACCCATCTGTCTAGGCTGCATACTAATAACTCGTCGGTTATCTTGAAGAGTATTAATAAATTTTTCCTGATATTGATAAAGTTCAAACGGTATCAATTGTTCACTATCTAGTGAAATAATTTTACAATAAGTTTTTATAAAATAAATTGGATCATCTTTACACTTTAAGATCTCTTTAATTTGGTCAATAGTATATTCAATCTCAAACCCTATTTGTTTGAGAGAACGATTACCGTTATAAGAATTTTTATTTTGTGTCAATTGTTTTAGCTCTTTCAGATGCTATCATCTTCATTAAATCAGAAGTAGAGCCAGCAAATACTATATTGTTTAGTGTTTTTATATTCTGCTGACCGTCAGATCTCTCTCCATCCACTTCTTTCTTTTGCTTGTGAAGTGTCATTAGATCTTTGGCCATTTCTGCCTGAGTTTTTATAAGTTGACCTGCTACCTCATAAGCTCTTGCACTTTCAGAATTGCGAGCAAGATCAACTAAATCACTTAAGACCGCTTCATTCTTATGAATAAGATTGCGCATTGTATTACGTGCAAGATCAAAATCGTCTTCCTTTCGCTCTACACTATCAACAGTTGGGACAGGCAATAAGTCCTCTTTTTTAATTTCCTTAATAGGCTCTATGTTAAAAAGCTTGTTCAGATTTTCATCCATCTTCATTAAAAGTCCTCAAACGATTCAACAAAATCTATATTATCCCCTGGTAAAGCTGTATCAGGGTCTACAGTGACGTTGTATTGTTGTATGCGCTGGGTGAGTTCTTGATCGTTAAATGTATTAGCAATGGATGTACGAATAATATCTTGTTTGTTTATAGGTCCAAAGAAGTTAAGTTTAAGTGTAAAGCTTAGAGTCCAAATAATTGCTCGACGACTTCTAAAATCACCTTCATAATCATCTTCATAATTTATACTATTTAGTAAAATAGGAAGGTCGTTCTTTATGTTTAGAGCAGGAATAGCGTTAATAGAAAGGTTGAAATCAGGGTTAAAATATGGTAAAATTTGTTCTATAATTTGTAAGCCGTCATCTTGATTTTTGGTATAGGCATATAAATTTACATCTGTGTTATAGGGCGATGGTGCGTATTGAGCGTTAAGTGTTGTAGTTGTATTATTAACTGCTCTGTTTTGCTGTACCAGGCTTACCCGTCTATTTGGATCATATTGTATACCGATTAGCTCAAAACCCATTCTAGGAATAATGGTTTGAAATTTTTCTTCAGGAAGATTGGGCTCGGCTGAAATTCGAGCTAGAAATTTTTGTCTTGGTGCATATGACAGAGGTACTTTGAGTGTCTGTACGACCTCGCCGTTAGCGTTTTTTCTATCTATATGAATATTATTAAAAAGATTACCAAATGCTACAATAGACTTACGTATTGTACCCCAGTAGAATTTTTGATTAAGCATTTATTTCTCCAAATGGATTACGCTCAGAGAAATCAAGTATATCAATTTCACCGCGGAATGTTTCGTTTTGCGCTGTTGGGTCGATAGTGCTTAAGTTAAATTCTTCTGATATAAGTTTTGATGGTGTGTGGTATTCTAACAAGAATCCGTTTCCATTTTCCATTTGTATTTCATATGAACCAATGTCAATAGCTTCGGTGTTTGCTCCTGAGTCAATTTCTGTAATGCCTGTCTCAAAACGCTCTGAGGAGAACTGCATTAGCTCACTTTCAAGCTTATAAACGTAAAGTTTACCCACTTGGAAGAATGGATCTCTGGTTTCTACTCTTCTTATTTCAAAATAAGATTTTGTTAGAGGGAAGTACAATACATCCCCTTCAGCAGGTCTCGCAGCAAGAACAGCATTACCAGTCTTACTAACCTCTTCATCCCATCTTCTTCTTGCAACAATAAATGTTGCGGTATCTCTAATTTCAACACCAAATTTTGTTAGCAGATCCCCTTCACCCTCGAACCCCATGGTGTTACTTAAATACATCTCCAATGGGTATGCATGCTCATATTTGTTAAGCGGGTCTTCGGTTAAAATGTTGTCCTCATTAATG